ATGTCCATCTCCATAAAATTCAACCTTAGTCCGACCTGCTCGGCCAAGCCAAGTTTTATGTATTTGAGATGGCATTAATGATTCCTCCTAGGGTCTGTTAATTGTTCAACAAATTCAGATGTCCGTTTTAAACTGTCAGCTTCTTTTTGTTTAATTAAGATAGTCTCGTCATATAAAGCTTTTACTTCTGGATCGTTGATTATCGATGACCAACCTAGTTGTCTATGCTCTTCAAACAGTTGTTTGATTTGCTTGTTGTGGTAATAAGATTGACCAGGACTCTTTTCAAATTCACCATTCTTCATATCCTTGTGCATCTCATTAATAGAGTTAAGGATTTGTTTGTTCTTAGATAGTTTGATTAATCTATCTTCTAAACTCTTACCATTTACTCTTGAGTCACCAATAGCTTTTTGGAATTTAGATCTAATGTCATTCTCTTCTCTAAGACTTAGCCTAATTCCGTTAACACTTGGTGCAGATAAGGTAGATGTTCTTTCATCAAAGTTACTTTGTTTAAGTAGCCATACTGCTTTAGTGTTTCCAGTTGTCACTGCAAATGGAGTAACAGCATCAATCATCCTTAGTAGTGGAAATCTACTGCCTGCTGGATTACCATTAAGAATATTGTATTTCTTAGGTAGTGGATCTTTAGCTAGGTATTCAGAAGATAAGTTTCTATTTCTAATTGTATCTCTGATATCACTATTTAGTTCCCTCATATAAGGGTTGATGGTTCTGCCTAATGCATTTCTAGCACCAGCTAAAGGTACAAAATCATTTGCAATACCACCTACGATCTTCTCAAGTTGTCCTGGTCTCATCTTAAAGACATCAACCATCTGGTTAAGACCAGTCATCATTGACTTGTTAGTGATTGAACCAGCTACGATTAATGGAATTGTTTGCATTCTTGAGTCAGCCCACTCTGGACCCATTAGATACATGTTATCGCCTATATCAGCAACAGCCTTAGCTGTTGTATTGAATGGCTCAAGTAAATCTACATTGACCCCTAAATCTCCAAACCACATCTTGTTGCGTTGCCATCCTGCATCTTCCCATGACTTTCTAATAGTTGTATCAGCTGGACCATCACCAGATAGTTCTCCTGCTAAATACTTATCAACAAAATGTTTAGTAAATACAATTCCTGTAATAATTCTACCTTGCCACATCTGTTGAGCATTGCGTAATTCATCAACATTCGTAATACCATATTTACTTAGATGTTTAATATTATCTGGTTTAGCAAAAAGGACATCTCTTACCTCTGAATGAACTGCTTGAACCAATGGGTTTCTTTTAGCATCAAGTAAAAAGTCATTAATACTTGGTCTGATGAAGTTAAAGAATGGTACTAATTGAGGAAATCTATTGAATGCATGTTGTAGAGATTCCATCCTGTCTCCTAAACCAGTCATCAAAGTTGATTCTTTGAATTGATAGTCAAGGAAAGCATCTTTTGTGGTATCTATATCACCATTTTCATCAAGTAATTTACTGTAGTAATGGTTCTCAGCTTTCTGTAGAACCTCTGGTGTGACCTCAGAGATCTCATTTCTAGCTTCTTTCTCTAGTGCATCAATGAAGGCTAACTCTCTTGCTCTTGCTCTTGATTGAATAACAGCATGTGCATCGTCAGCTGCAGCTAAAGTTCTACTACTCCAACCTGCAATATTACTCTTTTGAATCTTATCTAATATGTGAGCAAATCCAGAAGCTAGTTTGTCAGAAAAATTACCTTGTTGTTCCAGCCATGCATCATAGACTTTCCAATCAAAGTCTTTATGATTTCTAGTGCTATATCTATTTTTTATTGTTGTTACATCACTAGAGAAGTAAGAATCCATCTTACTCATCATGGTATCCCAAGCCTCTGGTAATACCTCAGCCATACGTTTGAACTTTGCAAGTTGGATTCTTGCAGCTCTGGTATCACCTGTTCTACCAGCTCTTATACCAGCACCTAATAAGGTTTCAAACTGTGTTAGATAAGCATTAAATCCAGTACCCCATAGAGCACGTTGTGGTGTTTTTGGACTAGATAATCTTGAATGAATCAAGATACCTTGCATATCTCTAATGATCTGTCCAGTTCTAGTTTTTCCTTTGATCTCTCCACCACGTAATAACTTACGCATGTAAGAGTCTAAGTCCATCCATGTTTGGATCTCATCAGCTTGAGAGAAGATCTCTAGTATTCCATTAGCTAATTCTTTAGATTCACTTTCTTTCATGAACTTATTCATTAGCTCAACACTAGCCTTAGTTTCACCATGGATATCAGCTAGTCTCTTAGCTACATCAGCATCAGAAACAGTCATACCTTTTCTCATCTTCCGACCCATGACACCCCATAGGTATCGGCTCTTCTTGACGTTTCCTAATCCAATAACTAACTTATCTCCTATCTTTTTCATAGGACCATCAACTGCAAAGACATCTCCAAAGTTGTTGATCTCTCTAGCAGCTAATGCATGATCTCTTAGGTTTTTAAATAAAGCACTGTTTACTAAATCAGCAGCTAATAAGTTTTCACCTGCAGCCCATATCTCATAACCACTTAGCTTATCCTTACTTAATTCTTCTAGTGGACCCCAGAACTCATCATCACTCATTTCTTGCCAATTCCTACCCATCATTTCTTTGTAACGTTGGTAGGCTGGTTCAAAGTATTCTCTGAATGATTTGTTAGCTGCTTTAGCTTCAGCTTTTATCTCTTGAAGTCTTGCATCAGTAAACAACTCCTTACCCATCTTCTCTAGCTCTTCAATTGGCATCCCATTTTCCGTAGACATGCGATGTAATTGAGCAGCTGTTAATGGTGAGTCAGTTGAACCTCCCTTAGCACTTGGATCAGTATCAATTTGATTTAATTGTCTATGTATCTCAGCTGGTGGAGCTGTTGATGTAGGACTACCTTGCCATGGATCTGAGAATGGTTTGTTCTTATGTCCTCTGAATTGAGTAGTAGGTTGCTTAGGTTTTGGAGTTGTACCCTCTGGTAAAGCTCCAGCTGTTGTTGTTCCTGTTATATCTGGTTTATCAGGTACAACATCAACATCAACTGTTTCACCACCTAGCTGTCTATCAATACTTAATATACGCTCTTCAACAAGTTCTTGTTGTCCAGCTTCTTTTATTTGAGCATCAACATTAGCTTTCCTTGCAGCTGCTATCTCATCTCCTTTTGGTAAGTTACCAGCTCTATTCCAGATAACTCCAATCAATGTATCCAGACCTTTCTCTAGATACATCTCTTCTAAGATATTCTTGAATTTCTTAAATAAAGGGTGATCTGTATCTTTAGTAGCGAATGGTCCAAGAATCACATCCATAAATGGAGCTTTCTCTACGATCTCTGCAGATAAACTATCTCCATCAGTGTAGGTAGATGTAAGAGCTGTAAGACCAGTTGTTGCTAATCCTCCAGCTGCAGGTATACCAGCGGCTCCAGCAGTTGCTGCAGCAGGTACCGCTAATGTTCCATAATGAACTACACCCTCAGTGAATTTACCCCACCAAGTTTTAACGATTGGATCTTCTACATTCTTGAGAGGATCCCAATCAGGTGTATAACCTTTAGATGGATCAATATCTTGTCCACGAGCTGCGTCATATAGACGTTCAGGTAAAGTTAAGATTGAATCAACAGCACCAATAGCACCTTTTTGAATGGCTGCACCGTATTCTTCACCTGCATCTGCGAGGTTGTAATCCTTTGGATCTTTCTCTAGACGTGTTTTGGTGATCTCCTTTCTTTCTTCTTTAGTGCCGAACTTGTTTAGCGTTTCATCTATGTCAGCAACCATATCACCAGCTTCAGTAATCATTTTCTGTAAGCTGGATTGTTGCTCTACCTGTTCTGCACTTTCTTCAGCTGCTACTTGTTGCTCTATATAGTTGGCACGCTCCATTGCGCCCAAGTTTGGACCCGTGGGTTCCGTGTTTGTAGGCATAATTCTATTTGGTTAGTATTCAATACCTGGAGTGAGAAACTCTGGGTTACTCCAATCCATTTGGTACCCATTTTCATCTTCACCTTTTAGGCGTTGCACCTCGACATAACATCTAGCTAAACCAGTTTGTGTTGGTTGACACCGTAATGTCCTTAGTAGATTGTCTGGTGCTTTATCTATATCTTGTTCTATTTGTGGCTTATCTACTGGCTTAAGACCAGCTGCTTTAAGCTGACCATTCATGATGTCGAATGCTTCTAGAGTAGGAAACTCTTTAGCTATCATGCTATAGATTTGAGGTACAGGATCACCTTCTTGAGCTGTGTCCCTATACTTCTCAGCTTGATCTAAATGTTCTTTATTTACTACTACTAACTTATCGTATTGAGATGGGTTATAAGCTAAAGCATTCATAGCTTTTGATAAGTCTTTTCTAAACTCTCTTGTAGTTCCTTTATCAAAGGTAGTTTTGATTGCTCGTTTAGCTTCTTCTAAATATAGATTCTTACCATCAGTATTAATCTTTGCTCTAACATGATCTTTGATCTGTTCGTAAGCTTGTCTAGGTGTGTACTGAGTAAGGAGATCTCGTGTCATGCTTTCTATATCTGCCTCCATAATATCTTTCATCTCAAGCTCTAAATCACCACCTTTGTTAAACCAGTTCAAATTTTGTGCTTCAGCAATAGATGTATCAATTAATTTTTCTATCTTGTCAGCATAACCCTCATCAAACTTTCTAAGGTCTTCTCCTTTCTTGACTTGATCTAAGAACTCAGTTCGTATGGTATCTGAATATGGAAGTAGATCTTCTTTAGTTAAATAACCTCTAAGGAATTCAAGATCTCGTAAGTCATCTCTAGCTTTGTCATCGCTTATATCTTGTCTGGTTTCATCATTTTGCATGAAAGTAGGGTTCTGACCTGTAATTCTTCTGAAATCATTAGCAAAGTCTTCCTTAGCTTTTTCAGTTACTTCGTTATTCTTTTTGTAGTCTTCCCATTCATTCTCCATTTGCTTTGGAGCTACATCTCTGAGATTATCTTCAAGCGTTTGTTGATCGATTAATGCTTGTGTATTTATTTCACGAAGCTCTGCAATGAAATCAGGATCAAATTGACCATATGATTTTTTACCCATATGACCAGGAACTTGTTCTGCTATACCATCAATTATTGCTTCAAGATCCTCATAGGTAACGTTAGGATTAGCTGCCATTTTTTTGATGGTATCTATTCCCATTTTCTTAGCTTTAGTAAGACCTATTAATCCAGTTCCTGAATCATTATTACTAACAGCAACTGCGTTTAATAATGAAACAAAATCTCCATCAGTTCTAAATTTTGCCTTAGCTAACTCTGTATCAGCAAAACCTTTATCAATCCTATCTTGTTTCTGCTTAGCCTTGACTACCTTATTCTCTGCTTTTAAAATATCATCCCAAGCTTTGTCATTAACAATTAATGGATTAAGTGACTCTAAACCACTCGCTACATAATACTCTTCCTGAATCTCAGCAATAGCAGCTTTTAATTCAGTCTCAGTTTGAGCTTCATTAATTTTAAATTGTCTACCACCAATTGATGTTAAATCTATTAATTGTTCACTGCTACTCAGTTTTTCATTTAAATATACTGGATAATGATTACCAGCTTCCTTTGCCATAACTGTTGCAGTTCCAAATGAACTACCACTAGACATGCTTTTTAGACGTTCAATGAGTTCATTACTATGACCTTTATTATGAAGCTTTAAGGCTGCAGCATGGATCTTTATATCACCATCGTTTAATAGCTTCTTTTTATTTTCATAGTCTTTTATCCGCTCAGCAACACTATCACCACCTTCTCTTATTTTATTTATTTGTTCAATTTGTGATCTTGCTTTGTCTCTTTTATATTTCTTATCAGCTTGATCAAAAGCTATTTTTTTAGCTTTAGTAGAAAGATCAACCCATGGCTGTACACTATTTGCAAGATTAGAATCAATAGCAGCTGTTGTTTGCTGTTGTCTATTGTTTATATTTTGAATGAATTCATTATAAAAGGAAGTATCTCTACTCATCTTTTTCACCTCTTTCATAGTCTGCTTTAGCAGTCCATACATCACCTGCAGCTCCTAAGAACGTAGGTAATAAACTCGGAGCACGTTGTGGTATTGGATCAGATTCAAGGACTAGTGGATTACCTGTTCTTAAGTTGGAATTGTATTGTGCAAGAAGATTTTCTTTCTTAATTTCAGTAGCTTCAATACCACTTGTAAAACTATGTGCAGCTGCAGACCTTGCCTTACCTTCTTCCTGCCATCCAGCATTCTGTAGTCTTGTTGCGGTGTTTCCAAAACCTTCCATGCCTCTTGCATCTTTCATGATTTTTATTAATGAATTGGTATCAGCTTGTGATAATTCAGATGACATTCTACGAGCACTTAAGTCTTGTGCTCCCAATGCAGCCATAATGCCAGCGTAATTAGCATCAGCTGATTTAGCTAGGTTGACATTATCTTCTCTGTTTTTTGCAATCTTAATTGTATTTCTATTATTTGTAGCTATTTGATTAGCTCGGTTTTTAGCAGCAACAGCTTTACGATCTTCCATCGCTCCATAAACGGAACCAACTCCGCTAATTACTGCTCCTACTATTGGATTACACACGGCAAAATTCTATAAAGGATAAATTGTTTGGTCCGTAAGTGATCTCACGGATGAATTTAAAACCTAAGAATCTCAAAAGTTTTAAATGTACTGTGTTTCTCTTATCAACAATGTTCCAAAGTAATGGCTCATCTCTTGATTCAATGAAACGTTTTGCTTCTCTAGCAAATGTTATTGGGTAGTCGTGGATAGCTGATGTGGTTAACATCCACACAACCCCACCATCCTGAATACCTACCAATCCAGCAGTCCTGCCGTTTGGTACGGTAAATGACTTACAGAAGCCTGTCAGTGACATGAAAGGTATCGACAACATAGGATCTAGCCCATGACCTTCTACGACTTCTCTGCGGTCATCTGGACGTAAGTTAGAGGCTACTTCTAATGCAGCCTCTGGTGTTACGTCATGGATATATTCAGACTTTTTTATAATATCTTTGATTGTAATCTCCCTCCCAAAAGGATGAATATAATGTGCAAGGTGATGGATGATTAGACTCTAAAGACAATTTAAAATCTCCATTCCTTGCATAAACTGGAATAGTTGTTTTTGTACTATCTAAGAAAAGATAACGATTCTCTTCAAAACCATAATTTAAACTTACTTCATGGTTCTGTATCCAATCATTACGTCTCTTTCTTTTTAGTCTTGTTTGGTGATAACCAGTTGGACCTAAGTTTAAATCTACTCTATGTATAATTGTTGATGATCTTGTATCAGCTCTTACTGCATCACCTTCTGATTGCTTAAGATAAGGTATTGGAAACTCAACCTTCATATCATAAGTATAACCTGCATATACAGTAGATGTAGACCAATCTCCTTTAACTGTAAAATCACTACCTTCACTTAATATTGGATAATCAGCTTGCCCCTTCATTGGACCTGCTGTAGCAAAGATAGTAAACTTCTTATTACCTGCTACAACAAAGTTCTCAGGTTGACTAAAGGTTGTTAACTTAGTAGATGAACTATAAGTCTGTCCTGTTAGTGGTAATAAGTTATCCATATGAAGAGGATAATCAACTAATTGAGAATCTAACTTTGGTTGATTCTTTAGATCAATCTTTTGTAGTTGTATATCTTGGTTATCAACTCTAATAACTGCATAATAGATTCCATCAACAAGAGCATGAAATATTGTATTACCATGCATCTTCCATCTAAACCAAGAAGCTAGTAGTCTCTTCTCTCCAGTATTAAACCATTTATAACCATAGATATCTTCATTAGTATCACTAGTAGCAAATAGAACTAGTCCATCTTCTTTTGACTCGGCTACTGAATTAATAGTAGTAGGTAGTAAAGAGGATACAAGTTTACTTTGTTCTATAACTTCTGTTTGTGATGGGTTTGAGATGTTTGTCATCTCCATAAACTTAGTATGACTTCCTACGTTATTAACAAAACCTATTGTCGTACCTAATGAAAATGGTTCAACTAAAGTATTATAATTAAATGTGGATATACTTTGAATCTTAGCTGTTTCAGGTGATAAGACATCATTATCTGTAGTCAGTAAGAATTGCTTCTCTTTACTAAATAGAAGTAATCCTTTTTGTGTAGATATACTATGTACTAAAGTAGCGGGTTTTGTATCTCCCACTGATAGATCGATGCTATCTGCAGGACTGATAGTCATTGCACTCTTAGCCCAGAAATTAAAGTCATCTCCAGGTTGAGAAAGAATAATACTATCGTTAGCTAATAAGGCTAATCTATTCCTATAAAAAGCCAGGTTTTGTATTGGATGACCTACTATATAGTCATAAGATTTTGTCGCTGTATTATACTTGGAAGAATTAGGATCAAAACTAAAACTAGGATTAGGATTCGTATTTTCATCACCAACAATCTTACCTTGCCAATCAATTGGTGTTAGTTCAAAACGAGTAGGTGTAGTTCCCCTAGCACTATATTTAATTAATTGATGAGGCATTGTATCAGCTGCAAACTCTGTACGAATACCTGGTTTTGTACATTCTTCCCAAACCCCTGCACCATCGTCAGGTGCAGAGTTTGATTTAAACTGTAAGTAATAATCATCTTTATCAGATGTACTATTCACCACCTTCACTACATAACCATGTCTACAATGAGTAGGTAGATCACCTACATCATTAACTTCATCACTAAGTACATTAATTAATTTAGAATCTGATGCTGTTACAGTCCAATCTAACTCTGTATCGTAAGCACCATCTGCTACTCCATCTATTTTATCACTGGTATACATCCTAAAATAAATACCATTACCTATCCTTCTAGCAGCCCATGGCCAACCTTCACCTGTTCTTGGATTACCAGTTGCTCCACTACCATAATGATAGTTTGAATTCATATCTTTAGGATTCATTTTCCTATCGAATTCAGCCATAATGGTTTCTAAAATCCCATCAGCAGTTACCGTCTCATCAGCTGAAGCTGAAGTAGGTTCAGGTCTTATTAAACCAAGGCTTGCTTCATAACCTATTACTTCATGATCAGTAACCATTATCTTATAATTGGTTGCAGATGGATCTGCATAATTTGGAGCATCTGAAATTTTTATATCTGAACCACCCATAACAACAAAGAAAGAGTCACCTTTCTGCCAACCCTCTCCACCATGTAAAAGCTTAACCTCTACATTGTAGTCGCAGTGATATGTTTGATCTACTGCTCTAGGAGTACCAGTATTTTTTAGTTCAAATCTTAAGTTTAACTTGTCTTTATATGGTTGTACGTTTCCTGAATTATCTTTTGTTGCGTATGACATAGGGTAAGGTTTGCATAAACTACCACTAGTATCAGCTATGTCTGAAGCAAGGATAACTACTGTACCATCATCATCATCATCTTTTTTTTTCAATGGTCCGTACTTATTCCTATCTGAGTCGTCTTTAGATAAGTAAGACTTTCCAGTTGGGTTGATAGTAAATATTTCTCTAGCAGTATATCTACAAGCACCATCTTTGGTTTCATTAGGTGGGTTTGCAGTCCATCGTTCTGTAACTGTACCATCTGCATTAGCAGCTACTGCAGCAGACGTATTTTTATCTTGAATCTCATTCTTTGGTCCCTTTGTAAGAGTCGGGAAAGTTGTACCAGTAACAGGTGTTCCCCACCATTGCACACTTAATTTTGTAGCTCTGGTTATAGATCTTTCTGAACCACCTTTCTCATGGAAGTTAAGACCATACTGTTTATTATATGCTATTTGCTTTAACTCTATATAAGCTTCTTTTGGTCGTACGTTAGACATAAAAGGTATGTCTTTTGTTCCAGATAGACTTCTAGCTTGAACCTCATGTCCTCCAGTATCCACACCAGAACCTAACCTGCTATCATCTCCACAGGTATCAGCAGTTAAATTAGATAATTCAACTCTCCTTTCTCTATTCGTTATAAATGTATAATCATTTATATTTAATACCTGAATAGAGTCCTCTCCAGTATGTTCTAAGTAAGGTTTATATAAAGCTGCAGTAGCAGTTGCTGTAGTACCAGATGAAGGTGCAGCTATAGTAACTGTCGCACCTCCTGCATAAAATTTACCTTTATTAGTTATCTCAATACTAGCAACTTTTCCATCAACTACTGTTGCTGTTGCTGTTGCTTGTATACCGCCTGATGTTGGTGCAGATATAGTTACAGAAGGTGCAGATGTATATCCTGATCCAGCGTTCGTTATGTTGATTTGCTGGATAGTAAAATCAAGGTAGGTTGACGATACATAACAATGTTTAACAGTTCCAAATGGTTTATTAGGATCTTGTTTGATATAGGTTGGAGCTTTTAAATCTTTTGTAGGATCTTCAGGATCAAAATGTATAGTCCTATCTTCTTGTCGAACTTCATACTCATTACCTTGTAAATCCCAAATCTGTATTACACCTGATTTATCAATACGTCCTATGAACTTCTCTTCTTGATCAATAATAAAATACTTCCCTGAAGTTAATTGATCTCCATGTATATCTAAAGTTGAAAGAAACTCAGACCCAGGTCTCTTCTCTAATCCTTTAGTTATATTAGGTAGAACGTTTAAAGCATCATTAACTTGTCCTGGTAGTTTTAATTCATCAGGTTGTTGTGAGATGCCTTGTATATAGTTTGGTATTGTCTGAGTTACTCCAGCCATTAGATTCTTGATAGTGCTTGATAAGGTTTATATGTTTTATATGAACTGTTATGACCCATACCTAAGTAGTTATGATCACCTTGATTACATTCATACTCCATACAAATTGACCTAGCTAATGCTTCTTGTTGAGCAAGAATTTGTGCTAAGTCTGGGTTAGTGATTAATTGTGTTGCAGCTCTGGTACTTGCTTTAGCTATTATGTATCTTTTAAAAACTGCTGGTATTGAATGACCCACCTCAGCTTTATTAGCAAGGTCAAGATCAAAGCCAAATTGCCATACTACATCTATCTCTACTGAGCTTGTAAAGACATCTGTATGTTCTACTTTATCGTAAAGCCTACCATTCTTAATGGTAACGTCTTTCGTTCTTAGTGATTGACCATCACTGATATCATAATGTAATGCGTTAGCCGGTATCTCTATAAAACCATTTGCATCTGGTACAACTGTTATATGTTCTTCTCTATTAAATGACCATCCCTCAGATTGTACATCTAATGATGCATCTTGAAGAATGTTATAGATAAGATTAACTTCTGGGTTCTCTAGATCAATACCTTGAATAGGGGCTTGACCAATAGTCCCTAAGATTGTATTTATTGCGGATAGTTCTGTATCGATATACGAATAGTTAGGGGTTGCCATAAGTTATGTGAATAAAAAAAAGGGAGACCGAAGCCTCCCCATGTGAATAAAGAAATATTGTTTACTGATAACCAGCGTTGTTGGTTGCAGTCTGAACAGTACCAAACTGAGCTGGCTTTGTAGCAGTACCTGCGAAAAGTTCAACAGCAGCAGCTGGATTCAAGTAGTCTGCACCCATTGCAAGGCGACCAAGAATAACATCACCCTGATAAATCACGGAGACATCACCTGATGTGACTTGAACTTGTGGTCCGATAGCTTCTACTACACCTGCAGCTTCACGTTGGAAGATAAGCCCACAAGAGTTAGCGAAGTTAGATGCTTGACCATATTCGTTATGAATACCGTCAACAGAGTTACGACCATCTTCAATGCCTGGTGCAACGAAATCACCTGTGTTACCAGGATCAGCTACGTTAGTATCTACAGTATCGTCATTACCTGATGAAGGTGTGTACTTTGTACCATACTTACTTAGGAATGGGATATTCATAGATTTGTAGATCTTGATACCAGCGATCTCAACAATTCCATTACCCTTCTGACGGGATGTACCTTGTGAGTCTCTGTTAACTAGACCATTGTCACCAACCTGTTGGATCAATTCATAATATTGGCGAGGGTTTAATACACCCACTCTGCCTTCAGAACTGACTCCTTTTTCGTCTAGTGCAGCAGCTGCATCATAGAATGCATTAACAAGTGCAGTTGCACTGTAAGCATCATTAGCATCAGCGTTTGTACCAACACGAATCTGTGTTCCACCTGGCTCTTCGAAGTTAGACTTCATGACAGGAGACTTAGCTCTTGCTCCACGAGTGATAGCTCTGAAGATTAGACGGTCATATTTTTCAGCTAGTGCATAACCAATCTTCTTAGAGATCTCTCCTCTTAATTCATAGTGAGTAAGAGTCTCGTCTAATTCGTAAACGAAAGCTGAACTGATTAGTAGGTCGTCGCATGTGATTGTCTTCTCTGCGACTGGTGGTGCTCCATCGGAGTTACCTAGTATGCTGTTTCCTGGTGTGTGGAATTCAGCAGTGGTGCGACCTGTGTAGATGAACTGTAAAGAGCGACCATTTTTAAGGGTACGCTTCATTACAAGATCCCTTGCTATAGCATTGTTCTGGAAACCTTTAAACATTTCTCCAGAGAACAGCTTAAGTAGCAAAGCTCTTTGATCGGACGCACCATTGAGAGCACCTGGCCGCGTTAAATCGGCTAACGGCTCGTTACTATTTTGATGTGCCATTTATATGTATTTTAAAATGTATTGAATGTATAAATCATCATCGCTAGCAATTTTAATTCGAAGTTTTGTGGTCTATCCCACCGTCTAGACGGCTGATGAGTATCCTCGTAAGGGTCAAAAGCCAAATTACAGAGAGGTCCGACACTGAGGTGCCTCTCTGCTATGAAAGTTCACATGAAGAACTTCTATATGTATGAAGAAGGCTAGAGCCAAAAAGACTACTAGCCATAGTTCATTAAATTTATTCACCTAACAATGCTTCCTCTAATGATCTAGGAAAGTCATCGTCTTCTTTTTTTTCTTCAGGGTGCTCATCTTTCATGTGCTGATCAAGTTGTAACCTAGTCAGCTTTGCTGGATTGCCAGAAGTTTGGTGTGACATTAGAAACTATACTTAGCTCCTAACTTAGTACCATAGTTACGATCCTCATCACCATTAGTAGCTGTTGAGATCTCACCATATAGTGCAATCTTTTCTCTTACTTGAAAGCTTCCACCGACTTTACCAGATAGTTCTGTTTCAGAACCATCAACATCAGCTACAGCTGTAAGAGAAGGACCACCTTGTACATAATAACTGAACTTATCTTTAGAACCTTCATAACCTATGTGTAGGTCAACAGCTCTACCAAGATACTCAGATCCTGTATAGCCATCATTAGATTCGATGTTTAAGTATGTACCAGCGAATGCAGGTGCAGACGCTAGAGTGGTTGTTGCGAGAGCAAGTGCAATTGTTTTCATTTTAATTAAATAGTTTTTGATTTTGTGTAAGCGATGCCGCGATACTTGTAAGTAACTTTAATAGTCATTGGAAATCTCCAAGTACCTCAGACCCCGTTCCATGTCTAAGGTTTCATGCGTCCCATAGGGATGAACGGAAGTATCGTTAGGCTATTGGTGCGACTTCTTTAGCTGCTAAGTCGAGTGGGAAATTATGTGCGTTTCTTTCGTGCATTACTTCCATACCAAGGTCAGCTCTATTCAAGACATCAGCCCAGGTAGGCACTGTTCTTCCACTGGCATCGACGACTGACTGGTTGAAGTTAAAGCCGTTGAGATTAAAAGCCATAGTGGAGATTCCCATAGAGGTAATCCATATGCAAACGACGGGGAAAGTAGCAAGGAAAAAATGTAAACTGCGACTATTATTAAAAGAGGCATACTGAAAAATAAGTCTCCCAAAGTAGCCATGAGCCGCAACAATGTTATACGTCTCCTCCTCTTGACCGAATTTGTATCCATAGTTTTGTGATACTAAGCCTGTCGTCTCACGGATAAGCGAAGAAGTAACAAGACTTCCATGCATAGCAGCGAATAAAGCTCCACCGAATACCCCTGCAACACCGAGCATATGGAACGGATGCATAAGGATATTGTGTTCCGCTTGAAAGACAAACATAAAATTGAAAGTCCCTGAAATACCAAGAGGCATACCATCGCTAAAGCTCCCTTGTCCAAATGGATACACGAGGAAGACTGCAAAGGATGCAGCAACAGGTGCTGAATATGCTACACATATCCATGGTCTCATTCCGAGCCGATAACTAAGTTCCCATTGTCGTCCCATGTATGCAGAGATACCGATGAGAAAGTGGAATACAATAAGTTGATATGGTCCTCCGTTATACAACCACTCGTCGAGGGTTGCAGCTTCCCAGATTGGGTAGAAGTGAAGACCGATTGCGTTGCTTGACGGGACAATCGCTCCCGA